GGACAAGGTTCAACAGTTGGGATTGAGGTAATTTGACTCACTGCACCAATTCGATAAAAGATAAATTCATTTGCGTCTGTACACCAAACTACTGCGCCGGCCGGCCGGTTAATAACTTGAATCCCGCCCTCAGCAGCCAATTCAATAGAAGTAATAGGCCCAGTTCCTGAAACCTCACTTCCTACTACATTAGTCATAGCAACATTATAAATCCCTGGAATCAACCCTCCACTTCCAGTCAGCAACATCGGCCCACCGGGAGGAAGTATTCCCCAATCAGATATTGTATTCGTTATCGGATTAAACACTCCTTGACAATACCTATTAGAAAAATAAACTTTATCCTCTATCTCAATAAACGAAACAGGAAGTCCTCTATTTCCAATCGTACCAATCTCAGTCTTAATCGGCGGGGTAAGTCGATAGAGCTTTTCATTATCAATAACTAAAGAACAATTCAACCCTGCCCAAACACAAACTCCGTCAGTTAAACTCAAAACCTTAGTAACCCCAGGCCGCTTAAAAACTCCACCCGTTTGATCCACATCAGCATTAAGAATAATTCTCGGCTCAGCAATCCCCTCCGCAGAGTAAAACCCCTCCTTCTCCTTAACATTATTCATCCCCGAAAAGCCAACAATGTCTATACTCCCATCTTTCGCCGGCATAATCAGTAAGGCTCCTGTGACCAAACATAATGTTTTCTATTCTTTCCAAGCCACTCTCTAAATCTAACCAAACCCTCTCTTCTCGAAAGTTCCCTCGACTGAGTATTCGGCTTAAGATTATCCACACCATCTTCAATTTTATCAAAACAAAGACTCGCAGCACCATTAACAAGAATCTTTCTATGTAAAAACTCAGGAATAACATCAGGAATATCAGAGTCACTACTCATCAAACTCGGATTCTTAAAATAAACAACAGTCAAAACTTCCGCAATCGCCGGACAAGGATAGTACCAAAGCGTTGCCCCTTCCAGAGCCACAACTTCAATACTACCCTCTACATCCAACTTCCCACTAAGATCCATCAGAGTTTCCAGAGTCGGAAGAATAGTAACAGAATTTCCATTACTATCATAAACCCTCGAAAGAACACCACTAAATCCACCACTAACCCCCGTCATACTAACATAAGATAACAACGGATCAGTAGTAACAGTATCCAATCCCTTCATCTCCGGTACAAGACATTCCATCACAGTTGAAAAGTAGACGTCATTAATATAACTATCCACCATCTCATCCGTAAAAACAGAATCTTGCGCAATCAATTGAACTTCTTCTCTAATCTCACTTAATTGCATTTAAACATTTCCTCAGTTTAGTCAAAATTTGACAAAACTACATCACGTTCCTGGAACGATAGTTACAAGCATGTGGACACGGAAAGTCCCAACTGCAGCAGTTCCGATAGTAGCGTAAACGCATGGGACTGTAGTGGCTGCACCGATGATTGCTCTTGGAGCGGCGATGGTAGTGCTTGCTACTGTTGCAGTGAGCCAGTCACTGGTATTTGCTGTAGTTGGAGCGAGAAACGTAGCAGCAGTTACAACGTAATCAGCCGCGAGGAAGTATTCATCGAGATCGACAATAGTAATATCCCCGCCGGTTGTTACTGCATTTGTTGCGAGAGTACCGCTCCCGACGTTTACAGTATTTCCAGCAGTTGCTGCTACAATGTTCTGGACAATCACTTCCTGAACAATTATAATTTGCCCTGCGGTGGGGAAGCTAAAAAGAAGAGCACCTTTTGCAGTAGCCGCTCCGCAACTAACAACTCCAGAAGTCAGCCAAAAAGGATTTTCAAGAACAGTAGTTCTCTGATCCGTTCTACGATAATCTACACAGGTAATAGTAGCCATTTAAATATTCTCCTTTTGTTCTTTATCGAATAACACTGTATTGACAAAATACAATAATTTTTCCAGTTGTCCAAGTTGTACCGAGAGTGGCGGTGATTGCTCCGGTTCCTTTGTCAAAGTACTTCTGTCCGAAGGATATTATAGTATCGCTGACTGCTGATTTATACCCAACAGTTTTTGCGTCTACTATATCAGAAGAAAAGAACCCAGCAGGAACAGCAGTTTCCGTATTTCCACTCCATCCAATAGTGATGTCCTCCACGTTACAAGCAGTTTCCACCATCACCCACACGTTGCTGATGAATGCCCACTTCGGAATTCTCATTAAATTCCAAGTACCGGCAGTCGCCGCAGTACCACTAAGTGGTTTACTTTTAAGCAATCTGAAATTATCAGAAGCCGCGTTTGAAAAGAAATCAGGCATGTTTCAACCTCCCCTTGTTAGGTCAGTGCAGTGGCGTAACTTGCAGCCGTAATCACTGAATTATCCTTGCCGTCAAAGACGACTTTTTTGCAGCCAAAAATACCACCACTGCGGATCATGACATAGCGCTTTGCATCTTTTTCATAAGGAATAAACGCGAGGGTAGTCGACTTTGATTCACCCGCTCCACCCCAAGCAAAAGTTGCCGCCTGAGCTCCAAGAAGAACCGCGCGGTAAACGTTAGTATAAAGAGAAGGCATTCTTTCACTCTTCGAAATAAGCATTCCGTTATACATTAACTCAACACTTTCGAGTTTCAACTCCTGAGCATCCCGGCGAATGTCGCCCCACTGAGCTACGTTGGTATTTGCTTTCAACTGGTCGTAGACATAGTTGTGCAGAATAACACGATAAGTCTTCTTCCCACCCATCATTATAGGACGAATCTTGTCGCAGCCGGTTGCAGGAAGCTCAGCTCGTTGTTTCAGTCGATCAAGAAAAGTTAGATCCATAATGTCTGAGGAAGAAATACTCGCCTCTGCCACATCATTCACAGTGATTTTGTGCCCAGTATCCGGCTCAGTACACGCCTGTGCAAACGTCTTCCCGGCGACTTTAAAAGCTGAATTACCCGCGAGAGTATTAATCGCATAGTCACTCAGTTTATCACTCCACCAGTCACTCAGAGCATCTTTTCCTTCTGCCATCAGATCATAAGGAACCCTCTGCTCTTCCATCCTACCGCCAGTATCAATGGCATGGTTCAGTTCTTCAATGGTCATGGCGAAGTCTTTAAACCGAATCTTCTCTTCATTCCCCTCAACCGTATCACTCCCTACAATACCTTCACCAAGAAGTTGCCTACGAATTGCAAAGGTAATCTGATCTCCTTCACCCTTCCCAAGCTCCGTCCTCATCTGAATAACACTATCGGTCCCAGATCCAATAAGCTCATTAAACTCAACCGCTTTCAGCATAACATGGAAAAGGTCTTTAGCCCATTTTTTCCTGGTTAAAGCATCGTTACTTAAAAACTGAATTTCTCTTGCTGCCATAAGTCATTACTCCTTTATTAAGATATGTCAAATTTTGACATTACTTTATTTCAATTTTCCCATCATGTACTTTTGGTAGATGTCTTTTGGTACTTGATGGAGTTCGCTTTCATCAAGATTGTCGATCTTTGAAGCTGTCCATGTGCCGGAGGAATTAGCGTCTCCGGAGCCGAGGGAAGCTATGCTTCCTGGGGCTTCTTTGGCTTCAAGAACTTTCTTTGCTGTTTCGGGGGGCTTAGTTGTTGGTGTTTTTACAGTTTCTGGAATGGTCTTTCCTTTGCACTTAGGATGGTTCTCCTTA